TCATGTTAGAGATGCAATTGAACTTTGCCAAAAAGCATATGCAAATGTAGCTGTTTTTAGAAATGCTATTGATATTATGTCTGAATTTGCAAATACAGATATTTTCTTAGAAGGTGGCACAGCAAAAAGCAGAGAATTTTTTGAAGATTGGTTTAAGAAAATTAATATTTGGAATTTAAAAGATCAATACTTTAGAGAATACTATAGAAGCGGAAACGTCTTCTTATATCGTGTCGATGGTAAGTTCACTATTAATGATTTTATGAAATTAGCTTCTTCTGGAACTCCAGAAAGTAAAATTATTAATCAAATACCAGTAAGGTATATTTTATTAAATCCTTTTGATGTTGTCGCCAAAAGAACTTCTACTTTCGCAGTCGGAGCATTTGAAAAAATTCTTTCAGAGTATGAGATGGCTAGATTGCAAAATCCAGTAACTGAAGAAGACAAAGACATCTTTAATGGTCTAGACAAAGATGTTCAAGAAGCCATTAAGAAGGGAACTTATTATAAAGATGGATTAAAAATTAAAATTGACCCCAAAAAACTCTCTTATTCGTTTTATAAAAAGCAAGATTACGAACCATTTGCTATTCCATTTGGATATCCAGTCCTAGAGGACATCAATGCAAAGCTTGAGCTTAAAAAAATGGATCAAGCAATCACAAGAACTGTGGAAAATGTTGTTCTATTGATTACTATGGGCGCAGAGCCAGATAAGGGCGGAATTAATCCGCAAAATCTAAATGCAATGCAAACTCTGTTTAAAAACGAAAGCGTCGGCAGAGTTCTTATCTCAGATTATACAACTAAAGCGGATTTTGTTATTCCAGATCTTAACAAGGTATTAGGAAAAGAAAAATATGCAATTTTAAATGAAGATATCAAACAAGGTCTTCAAAATATTGTTGTTGGCGAAGAAAAATACAGCGCAACAGAAGTAAAAGCTCAAATCTTTACTGATAGACTCAAGGAATCAAGATATGCTTTCTTGAATGACTTCTTACAGAAAGAAATTAAAAGAATTTCTATTGATTTAGGCTTTAGGTCGTATCCAACAGCCACATTCAAAGATCTCGATATGAGAGATGAAACTCAATTAATGAGAGCAGCGACCAGATTGATTGAATTGGGCGTATTAACCCCACAACAAGGTCTTGAAATGTTCCATAATGGTAAGTTCCCATTAGCTGAAGAATTAACACCAGCTCAAGAGACTTACATCGAAGAAAGAAAGAAGGGCTATTACAATCCCATTGTCGGAGGAGTTCCAGTTATCCCAGCACCTGCTCCTAAATTACCAAAAGGTGGAGGCGTTGGTGTTTCCGCTCCAGCCATTAATAAAACAGCAAAGGTGGCTGGTCGCCCACTAGGAACTACTGGCATACCTGTTGCGAAAGCGTCTTATTCCAGAAAGGGAATTCAAAACATTGTTTATGAAATTGAAAAAGTTAGATCTTCTGCAAAAGAAGCATTAAAGGATTCATTAAATATTAAAAAATTCAATAAGTTACAAGAGCAAATGTTAGATAAGCTATGTGAAGCAGTAGTATGTTCTGCTAATTTAGAAAATTGGAACGAACAATTGATTTCTTGTGTAAATAATTTCGAAAATATTGAATCGTTGGGCATAATGGATGATATTTTAAATATCTCCAGTGAACATCAATTAGATACTTATTCATCAGCAATCTTATACCATAGCAAATCAAATGCAAATTGACCCAAACGAAATCAAATTACCGTTAAAGAAAACCATCTCTACATGTAATGGAGAAACAGAAGTATCCTTATCTGCAATGGATAAGAAAGAAGCAGGAGTATATAAATCATATATGAGTTGCTGTGCAATGGAAGATCATATGTTTGTTAATACCGCAGGTATGGACAAAACACAAACAATGAATACATGCGCTAATCATTATGGTCAAGTCCAAAACATGTTGAATGAAGAATGTTCAACTGGTGGTCTTACTCCCGCGCAAAAGAAGTTGCCACCTGCATTACAAAAAGCTATTTTGAAAAAAATGGGCAAAGAAGCTCCAAACACTGAGGACGCCAAAGCTTCTGGTCAAAAAACAAAAACTCTTTCTAAAGACGATAAAGTTCCTACATGCTCAACATGCGGAAAAACACTTGGCAAGAAAGACATGATGAATACTTGTGCGGATTGCAAAAAGTAATTAAGCATGGATTATAAATATACTACAACTTTTGAAGCTCCCATAAGCGCATGTGAGATTAACGAAGATTCGTTTATCTCAGTAGCGTCATTGAATAATTTGGAATCTTTAATTCCTGAAGGTATAGATTATAAACAAAATATTGATTTGATTGGCGTATCATTTAATGCCGCAGTTGTTAATATGTTTAATAAAAACGGCGATGGAATGGATACTGAAACTGCGCTAGCATTTACTAAAAACTTCTTACATAAGCCGACTAATATTGAACATAATAAAGAAAAAATTGTTGGCCATATTGCAAGCGCAGGATTTAGCGATTATTTAACTAGTGAAATTATAAATCCAAAAGATTTAAAAAATCAAACAGCGCCATTTAATATTGCTCTAGGAGCGGTTGTATATCGTTCGGCTAATAAAGATTTTGTAAGTTTAATCGAAAGATCTGCCGATCCAAAAGATGCTTATTATCAACAGATATCTACTAGCTGGGAAGTTGGATTTACTGAATATGATATAGCTTTGGGAAGTTCAAATTTAAGTGAAGCCAAGGTAATTTCAGACCCAAAAGAAGTTGAAGCTCTCAAGCCATTTCTAAAAGTATATGGTGGCAGCGGCAAAACTAAAGAGGGAGTCAGTGTATATAGATTAATTAAAGGACAGATTTATCCATTAGGCATTGGTTTTACTACAAGTCCTGCTGCCAATGTAAAAGGTATTTATATGAAAGATGAAGAAGCTCCAACTACTATAATAGTAGATAAAAGAGATAAAACATTAAAAAAAGTTTCACAAAGTCAAATTATTGATGTAACAAATAAAAAGAAAATTATCATGGAATTAGAAAACGTTATTTCCGAATTGAAGACTCTCCTTATTGAAAAGAAATTTTCAGAAGAAGCGGTAGCCTCTATGACAAGCACCTTTGCAGAAGCGATTAAGCAAAAGGATGAGCAATATCGTAATGATATTGAATTAGCTAAATCAGAAAAGGAAGCTATTGCAAAAGAGCGTGTCGAACTTAAGGAATCTATTGATTCTATGAAATCACAATTAGCTGAAGCTCAAGAAAAAATTCAATCTTTTGAAGCCAATCAAAAAGCTCAAGAAATCATCGCATCATTCAATGAGCGCATGGATATCATTGATCAAAAATATGCTCTTGATGATTCTGATCGTGAGTTTCTTGCGTCAGAACTTAAAACCCTTGAATTAACAGAAGAGGCTTTCGCTTCATTCCAAAATAAATTATCCATTTTATGGAAATCCAAAGACAAGGAAACTAAAATCGCTTTTGAAGCTGAAATTCAAGCTCGCATTAATGCTGAAGTTGAAAAAAGAATTCAAAAAATCTCAGTCGCTTCGACAAAGGAGGCAGACGAAAAGGAAGAAGAAACTCTCTCTACTGAAGAAATCCTTGATAATGTCGAATCTTCAGAAGCTGGAATTTCCTCTTCAAACGAACAATCTTCCCGCGAAACTCAATCGCTCCGTGAAAAGTTTTCAGGAGCATTTAAGCGCGAAAATATCACAATCTCTTAAATCTCAATAAAACAATAAAATTATGGCACTTCGTATTTTACCATTCAGACAGTATGATGACAATGATGTCATCAACATGTTCGCTCTTCAAAGCGCATATGTCAATTCATCGACAACAGTATCATCTTACGGTGACGCTGGTGTGTTCGTTACCACAGCCGTGGGAGACTTCAACTTAGACCCAATCACTTATGCTACTGATTCATATCTTGGCAAGACTGATTATCCATTCGTTGGAGCTAATCAATATCCAAGCGTTTCCTTGAAGATTAAGCCAGCCACTAGTGGTGATGGACTTCTTGGTATCACTCTTCGTCAAACCGCCCAAACGGACGAAAACGGAGAAAAGCTTCTCTATTACCCACAAAAGGCTGAAGAGCTTATGTGTGTTCTTCCTGGCCAATCAGTTCCAGTTGCAACTAGAGGTGTTTTCACACTTACTTCTGGCGCATTCAATGGTTCGTTAGGAATCGGCAGTGGCGTTAAGCTTGCTTCTGGTGTCAGTGGAACTGTTACAGGTTGCGCTATCAATGATGTCGCTCGCGTTGGCCTTGTTGTCGGAACTGGATCGCGTTCGTCAAATACAACCACAGACCAATTTGCTGGCACATTTGCTGTCATCGCTCTTGGACTCTAATTTTAACATTTAATAAAATATAATTCATGAAAATTACTTTAAAAAGAACTCCTGAACAGGTCGAGCTTATCAAAGCTATGGCATCTAAGAATCGTGCAGTTGCTTATGAAGCTCAAGTTGCATTGGCCGAATTTATCGGTCCAGTGTTAGCTGAAGTTATTAACAATGCTCCTAGCCTTAGCAATCTCTTCACTACTCTTCAATTCAATGCCGATGATAATCCGAGCATTCCGCTTGATCTTTATTACGACATCTCCGATGAAGATTATATCCAAGTCTACAGCCAATCAGTCGCTGGTGGTCTTCCACAAAACCAAGTCTTACCAACCGCTTCAGAAATGAAGATTGCAACTTACTCTCTCGATTCTGCTCTCAGCTTCGATAGACGTTATGCTGCAAAAAGCCGCATGGATGTTGTTAGCAAAACCTTCACTCGTATGGCTCAAGAAATCCTCTTGAAGCAAGAGAAGACTTCTGCTAATCTTATCCTTACAGCTCTTGCTGGAGCAAAGACAAACAACAAGCAACACATTCTTACTGCTGGTACTAATGGTCGCTTCTTGCTTGATGATTTAAATAGACTTTTCACCCTTGCCAAGAGAATTAATACTTCCTTTAGCGGTGGAACTCCAGTTAATCGCGCAAGCCGTGGCGTTACGGATCTTCTTGTTTCCCCAGAGCTTGTCCAAGAGCTTCGCTCAATGGCTTACAACCCAATCAATACAAAGGGTTCTGCTGTTGCTGGTACTGCTGCTGGCAACAACAATGGTATCGCTGCTCCTGAATCAATGAGAACAGATATCTATAACTCCGCAGGTATTCCTGAGTTTTATGGAGTCTCGATCATGGAAATGAATGAGCTTGGTGCTGGACAGAAGTTTAATACCGTTTTCAATGGTGTTAAATCAAATGCGACAAACACTTACACATTCGATGCTGCAACTCAAGAAATCATCATTGGTCTTGATCGTAGCCGCGAATCGCTCATCCGCGCAGTTGCTACTGATTCGGAAAATGGTAGCGAGTTCTCGCTTACTGCTGATGACCAATACAGCATTCGCCAAAGCAAGATCGGCTATTTCGGCTCTCTTGAAGAAGGCCGTATGGTCCTCGACAACCGCGCCCTTGTTGGTGTGATTGCTTCGGGCATCTCTGCTTAATATATAGTTTAAATTAGGGCTACTCCTTCGGGGGTAGCCCTTTTTTATTGTAATTATTGATTTTTATAGTATAATATAGTATGGCTAAAATTAAAGCAAAAACTATGAATACATCTATTGGTCAAATTACTGCACCAACAGAAGAGAAAACTATTCTCCAACAAATCGAAGAAATGAAAGCTTCTGGAGAAACTAATACTGAACTATTTAAGCAAAAAACTAAAGAGTTAGAAGTGATGCTTGGCATTGATACTATCAATCCATTTGGAACTAATGAGCTAGATATCTTTGAAGATCATCTGCGCGAAATTACCTATGCAGACATGAAGAAATTAGCAGGAAGAGTTGGTATCAACCCTAATTATGATAGATCATCATTAAAAACTATTTTGATCAAAGAGTTCAAATCAGTAAATAAAAATAACAGAAGAAATATTATT